CTTTGGCAATGCCGCGTCCAGCCCATCTACCGAATACGCCAAGCATTCTGAATGGCCACGTGGCTAGTTTTACCGCCCACATACCGATAGCTCTAAGGATAGCTTTCGTACCGATATACTGGTCGCTAAACCAGCCTTTGGCTCTCTCTATACGCTGAGCTAGATGCTCACCACGCAGTCTCCACTTTTCGAAGTTTAGCCGAGCTCTTTCTTCTCTAGCAATACGTCTGCGGTAACGCCATTGCTGCCACGTATCTACTCCTTGATGATATCTGGAAGCTAAGCTTGCATAGCGGTCACCAAACCAGTCAGCCGTAGCATCGTAACCCTTAGTGATGCCGCCCCAGATACGCCGACCACGCGCTTCGATCTTCTGCATTATTGATTGTGCTACACCTTCAGCAAGCATAGCATTAGCATGTACTGCTATATGTGCTGTTGCTATAGGATTACGCTTAGACTCTCTTAGTTCAGTTATATTTCCTCCAACAACACCAGAGGTTATCCCTAGAATACTGCCGATAGCCTTAACTATAGCCTTTATTGGATCAACCCTACTATAGTCTTCATAGGTACCAAGTTGGCTGGCCAAGTATCTTGAGAATGGTCCTTTCTCACCTACTCCAAAGTGTGGAAAGTTTAATGACATATCTAAAGATGGTGCTGATGCCATCTTTCTATATATGTCACTTAATCGCGTACTTGACTTCTTTAGTGGATTAAACTGACGTGGTACGCTTGGGGATAGGATGGTTATTGTAGTAGGTGTTGTTCTATTAAATGGTGCTCTTACTGTTGCTGTTGTCGCCGCGGAAGCACCAGTAATATCATATTGCGACGGAAAACTACGACCAAATTGATCCTCGCGAGTAATGTATGTGTTTATAGGTGGTGTTATGCTACGCACGGAGAAGACCCTTTATCAAATGTTCTGCGGCCCTTTTTGCAAAGGGCTCTCGTTCATCACTTCGTGTATGACTTTTTTCAGCATCTCCTATATGAATTCCCAGCGCACTGTGTACTGCATCTATGATTTTATCTTGATTAATATCGCTCCGAGTTTTTGCGCGGATCTTACCAACGATATGGTAGTGCCGCGGATCAGTATCAAGGGCTGTATTTGTAATCTCGCCCCTTCGCTCCATATTGGTTTCTTCACCATACTCAAGATCATATGGATTTCGCTTTTTCTTTATGCCAACATCACTTGCAAGAAGACCTGTTACAAGTATTCCAGTACCTAATAGCCAGATATTAGATCTATCACGTACAAGAGCTTGAAGTTGATCTACAAAATCAGTTGGTGTTGGCGGTATGGTTCCTTTAGCAACAGTGCCAAGAGCACTACCTGTGTTAAGCGCTCCAGATACTGCAGCGCGTGTAACAGTTCGAGCCACTGGTGGACCCTTTGGCGGACCTCCAACAGTACTTGCAGCAGCATTAGCTGCTGCTCCTGCGTTTGCTAGTATATTTGTAGCTGCATTGAAAGGAGCAACTGGTGATGTTGGAGCTTCTTTACCACGTAGTGCATTTAAAACAGCAGCAATTCTTGGGTGAACATTGCTTTCACCACCAAGAAGAGCTATTATTGACTCAGGAGACGCGTCTCCTTGCAGTAGTTCTCCAAGTGTTGTTTGTGCGTATATAGGCCTATCTTCTACAGTTCTTTTTGTAATAACTGTCCACGCATTGATATCTTCTGCATCCCAACCAAGTAGCTTTTCAATTGAAGTACGCTGCCCGCCGGTAAGGGTAATATCCTTGTGAAGTAGTGGATTTGCTTCGTGCGAATATAATCGCTGAAGTGCTCGAAGGCCACGAACTCCATATTCATCTACAACTTGTTGCGGGGTTTTTCCTTCAAGAAGTACAGGACTAAAGTAGGCACTTTCATGCTCAAAACTTCTTAGATAACTCCTCGTTAGCATGTCCTTTGTGAAAACTTCGCTTGCATCAGCATTAATAAGTGCACGCGCGTCTTGCTGCTCAAAGAAATCGATTCCACGTTGTGTGGATTTTGGATACCATCTTAGTGGAGCAGTACTATTATTTAACGGATCAGGAACAGCAACGTATCTAAGATTACGACTTTCTCTAGATGCTTTCTGTAACGGTTCAAGTAGAGCAGCATCAGCTGCTCTAACTTGCTGTGCTACATTTTCGTCTTCAATAACAGGTCGGACAAACCATAATCCCTCAGTCGTACCAGCTTGAAGACGTCTTCTTACTTCAGGTGTTGTTGCCCTGCTTCTATAGATTTCTGCTAGTGCAGACAGCGGGTTCTGCGCCGAACTAACACTACGCGCAAGCTCATCAACATCTTCCTTTTCTGGATCGATTACATTTAGAAGTAGACCTTTGAGCAGAGATTCTCTTCTATTCTTACCTACTGGAAGAGCAACATCTTTGCGTAGCATTTCATTTGCTAAAGTATCTATTATTTGCGCGCGCTTATCTTTGATTAGGCGACCACTTACATCAAACAATGCACTTGTATTATCAGCTTGTCCAAGTACGATTTCTGCTATAAACTTCTGTGCTTCGCTTCCATAAACACTACTATCTCTTGTAGGACCACCAACTGTTTTTCTAATAGCATCTACTATATAAGTAGAAAGTCCACGCTCAGTAGTTGCCTGTGTTCTTGTTATTATAGATGTTGGGTTTTTAACGCCGGGAAATCTTGGAGTAAGATATGGGATGTGCTGGAGAACGGGGATGCTACTTGTTGCTCTCTCTGTGAGTACGCCACCTTCACCATAAAGCATCTGAAACCTGCGGCTTATTAGATCTGCCCGTGCAGTATTTGATAATGGAAGTGCATCAAGCTCTTTAAAGAATTGTTGATGTAATTTCCAATCTCTTTGTACAAACTCACTTGCGGCAGAAAATTGTTGCTGCATTCTAACATCTGAGCCATATGTTGTTGCCCAGTCAAGCTGTGTTGTTAGCCTGCGTCGTAGCTCAGCCAAACGAGCAATACGCCCTTCCTTACCTTCTGTACCTGTACTGCTCAGCCTATTCATAATGTTATCTATTCTCGCAAGTTGAGCCTCAATGTATTGCCTTGGAGCATTGGGATCACCAACAGACGCTGTTGCCGCACGATATCTAATGTCAAAGAGTTGGTATTCAAGCTGCTCGCCTGTCACTTCTCCTCCAAGAAGTCTATGTAATCGTCTATTTACAAGATCGGCAGCAATCTGTTGCTGTCTTGTTTCAACCTCTGCCTCAGGTACTATTTCTGCTTGTTCAAGAAGTGTTCCAAGGAAGTGCAGGCTTTCAGGCGAAGCAATTACCTCACGCTTATTGGCAACATCATAGAGACGTAGCCCATAGGACATTGCTCTCTCAGTGCCTTCTTTCTGAATGCTTACTGGGTCACGTACTTCGAATATACGGTTTGTTAAGCCTTCACCACCCCTTGAAAATGTAATATATTTGCCTCGATACCGTTGCAAGTAGTTATTGAGTGTTGTTGCTTCAGTCTCCATATTAACGTTAGCACCAGTAAAAACACTCTGTGCCCGTTCTCCTATAACGTCAAAAATTCTTAATGCACGCTCAGCATCACCTGCTGCAAAGTGTTCTCTTGCCTCGGTTATACCTACACCTAAATAGGTATGGGACATACTTTCCAATGAAGCAACCCCATAACCAGGTTGTATGGCCCTGTGCGCAACAAATATATCTGCCTCATTATTTTGCGCCCACACATTAAACTTGTGAGCAACCTGTTCCCACTGCACTACTTTTGTATGCACTCTTCTTTCTGCAGCAGTAAGGACTCTACTGCTTGGAGTAGTCATTGCTTGATAAAACAGGTTTATAGCATTTTCTGGACTTGACTCCGCAAAGCCCGGATTCCTTTCAAGAATACCAGCATACTTTCTTACCCTGCTTATTACATCAGAACCAACCCTGTGTTTTCTTGATTGTGTAGATCTCAACACCTCAAGCTCATCAGCAATCTTTCGTAATTCTATTGGACTGCTTATTCTTTGTATAGCATCTGCATTAGCGCCGGCACCAAATATGGGTTGTACTAAATGCTTTAACGCAGCATCATCCCTGAGCATTGCACGCAAGTCAGCAGCACCAATACCACCAGCCTTGCCGCGAGCAATCTCCTCTAATTCTCTAAAATGTGCCGCTCTTGTACTGGCATAGTCTGCAAGCCAACCTAAATCATAGTTCTCATTTGCAACAACAATGGTTAAGCCTTTCTTTTCTGCTACAGCTTCCTTTTCAAGACCAAGTAATTGTTCATATGTGCGAAACACCATCTCATCTTGAATACCACGTCTTCGTTTATCAATCACACCACTAAGACGTGCTACTTGTCGTTGAGCTCGTGCCAGATTCGGGTGCACATTACGCAGTAATTTCTGTTCTTCTCCTATTGCTCGTTCAATATCTACTACTTGTAGTCGAGCCTTTTCTACATTGGCAAAACTTATAGAAGAATCAGCTCTATCAATAGCCGCTTCTATTTCGGCAACCTGCTTATCGAGTGCAGCAGTTGCCATTTTTCGTCTAACAGTACGCTCTTGCAGAAGATCGAACAGCTCTTCCCTTTTTTGCTGTCTTTGTGCGCTCAACGACTCATAACGCTGTCTTGCTTCAGCAAGCTGTTTTTTGAGCTCATCAACACGTGCAGTTCTTTCTGTAAGCTCATGCGTAAGTTTACCTACCAAAGCATTTCCTTCTTCAAATGTACGAGTATCTGTAGGGCTTAATATACGCTGTACTGCAAGTGTTGTGTCTTGCTGCAAGTGTTGCTGCTCAGTAGCTCCTTGTCTACGAATCCACTCATCAAGGGCTAGATTTGTGGTTACAGTCGGCGCTTCGTTCTTATTCTGGCTTGCACGTACAATAGCAACGTTTCCAAGTCTTTCAAATGTTCCGGCACTTGGTACGCCACTGTAGGTTTCAATATCAAGTCCGACGACAATATTGCTTTTCTCAGAAAATCTTCTCGCATAATCTGTCCAAAATTTTGTTCTATCAGCAGCGTTTCTTCCAACAGCACGCGTAGGTTGGATAATTATAGATTCACTATTCGCTCCTTTGGCTGTAACCCTAAGTACGCTATATTCACCAAGTTTTGTGGATGGTGTACCGACAGGATGTAGATCACGTAATGCTGATAAGCCAACTGCTGCGCGAACATTGCTGTTAATGGCGTAGGTTCCAGCCTCAGTTTCAGCAACAATTATTGGAGGTTGACCTTGTCGAGAGGCTGCTCTTGACAATGGATTATCTTTTGATAGTTGTCGAAGTTTTACTACTGATTCACTTTCTCCAGGATTTATAACTACCGGAGTATCTGGAACAGCTTCAAGAAGACCACCTGCTTGCTCTACTGGGATATAAATGTTTCTACCTTCTACAAGAGCACCTTCAGCAATCCCCTCCTCTCCAAGCCTATGTGCAGTTCCTTGCATTATAGAAACTACTGATTCTATAATATCATCTTCAGTTAAACCTTCTATATATGCTGTTCCAATAGGTTTACCATCTACACCAAGTATCGTTGTAGCATCCTCGTCGGCACGAAAGGCTTTATACACAGCTTCTACTATACGATCTCTTTGCTTTTTTCCAATATCAGCAGGACTTTTACCATGCATCGATCTTAAGAAGGCTTTCTCTACAGCATTCTGTACCTTTCTAGATAGATCAGCCGACAACTTTGTATCTTTGCCAGTAATCGCAGCATAGATAGCGTCTGTAAGTTGCAGATCTGTTAGCTTAGCAAATGCTTCCTTATTCTTGGTTGCCTCATCTACTAATGCCTCTACACGCTTAGCGACAGTGCGTAACTCTGCTGCTTGTGAATTATATACAGCGTTTTTAGCAGCTTCACGCAACCCTCCGGCTACCTTACGTTGTAAGAAGCGTGGATTTCGTAGTTTTGATGCGAGCTCTGCAGACGGTAGTCGGAGAATTGAGTCTAATTCAGGCCTATCTGCTAGCAATTCCTTCAGTGCACCGAACGGATCTACAGCTAGTTGATGTGTTGTAAAAGCCTTAGTGTATTCAGCTGTAGCAGCCCTAATGGCTTTAGCTATATCTGTATGAGATATGTCTGCACCTTTTGAAATAACAGTATCAAGAAGTTTTCTTGATAGTGTAGTAAATATAGTGGATGGATATTCACCAGCAACCGGAACTGCACCATCTGCTCCTGGGATGTGCGTAATAGCTTCTTTAATACTGTCTAGTAGACGTACTCTTAATCGTTCTACTTTTTCTTTGTCTTTAGCCCTTACCAAGGATAACGTTTGCATTAATCTAAGTCTCTTACTAATAGATCTTTTTTCTAGTTCCTTGGAGAGTAGGAGTAAGTGCTGCTCGTTTGTTGGATCAAATAACACTGAGGAAGCTGTTACAACGAGTTTAGTCAAGGAATCAATATCCTCGACCAATTCTTTTGAACTGAGTCTACCTGTAAGTGTAGCTATAGCTTCATGAAGTATGTCTGTAGATGTTCCTGTATAGTTATCAAGTAAGTCTGTTATAGCAATGGCTTTTCTTGCCTGTGTAGCCTCAGCTATACTAGCTATTTCTTGTGCTGCTTTTTGGTCTGGCAAACGCTCTGCTGCTTCAAGACTTACTTCACTAATATCAATATCGCGCTCTCTACGAAGCGCTGCCTGCATCCACTTGTCTAAGTGTTGAATCTTAGCTGTTCTTGCAAGCGCTAATGCTTCCTCTTTGCTTGTGGGCTGCTGAGTGGCTGCATATTGGGATATAAGCAGCATGGCATTTGACTCTACTTCATCTCTATCAAGACCTTTCTGTAGTGCCTTGCCCTTAAGGTAGTTTCTAACATATTTTTGTAATTCTAGAACGAGTGTTTCTTGATGCTCTGTACTAATTCTTTCTGCTACTTCTTCCAGATTATCTGCCGCCACTGCTGCAAGACTCTTGGCCGCAGCAACTTTGGCTTGATTGCGTGCTTTGGCTACATCAGATAGCTTACTAATTTCTGCAGCTCTCACTACCCCGAGATATGCAGCAGAACGTCTCTCGTCAAACGCCTTATCAGAGGACACTGTTAACTTTGCCCATAATTGCTGTGGAGATTCTACTGGAGTTATGGTTGCTCTTGCAAACTCATTTGTCTTTGTAGCTGCGCCTACATTAGACACCCGTACTACAAGATTGTCAAGCTCTGGCAAAACAACAGCCTCGTTCTTGTGTACTTCTGCTGCATGAAGTATTGCTTCTTCTACACCTGGCTTTGTATAATCTGGACTAACTGTTGAACTTACTGCCTCAACGGCACGCTCAAACTCTTCTGCACTATCAACGGTAAGGCCTGCTTCTGAAGAAAAGTGCTCCATATCATTTCCAAAATCAGTATCTGCAGCATGTGCTGCGTCAAATAACTCTTCATCAGTCTGTGCCTCGGTCAGCATGTATTGGCGAATTTCTTGTGCTGCTAACTGCGATACAGTGCGAGCTTGAGCATCTAGTGCTTGTCCAGCTTCTCTTCCAAGACCAGCAATAACAGCTTCTCTATATTGTCCGACCGATATTTCTGTACTCTTTCCTACTACTTTGTTAAAGGCTCGTGTCTGTTGTTCAACTTTGCTGATTATGAATTCTGCATAATCTTTGCCAAGAGTCTTTCTAAGAGTGGCCTGTATCTCCGCTATAGTTGTGTTCGAACGTTCATACAACTTGGTTATTGCATCTACAACAAACTCTGCTGAAGTTGTTGCTGTTCTGACAACGGGCTTTCCACTAGCATCCCTGATGATTTTTCCAGCAGCATCTCTTACAACAGTTGCGCCAGTTAATTTGCCAACACCTGCACTACCAAAAAGCTCAAGCTGCTGCTTGGCAACAGCACCTCCTTCTACTAGGAAGTGACCAACAGATAGATTACGAAGGAAACCGGCTGCCTTATATAGATCTCTTTCTACTGAACCTAAAGCTCCTGGTAGTGCATTATAAGCTATTCTTTCTACAGAGCTATTAGTAAGATAGTCAATATCAAAAGCAGCCTCTCCTAAACGCTCCTTCATTCGCTGAATAACACGTTCAGCTATTGGTGAGAGTTGTGGTGTTATGGCTGATTCAGGTACTCCGATACGGCCAATAGCACGGTCAACAATATTGACAGCCTCTTCGCCCGTAAGTGGTCTTATAAAGGTTGGTTCTGCAGCATAACGGCCTTTATGTCCAGTAATATGTCCAACAGCAACAGTCTTTGCCCGTGTGCGCCAAAATTCGCGTAGTCTACCATACAGCTTAGAAAATGTTGTACTATTTTTTAATACGCCTGTACTAAGCTTTGCACTATATTTTTGCTCAAGCTTATCTCTTAGTGTTTTACCACCTGCCATTGCGTACTGGCGCTGCAAATCACGAAGTGCGCTCCGTCTTTCTGCAGCAGCTACACGTTGACGAGCAGCTTCTCTAAGAAGACGTGCCTTCTCAGCCTGTTCTTCCGTTTCTAGTACATCAAGTTCTGTAAGCAGTTGTATAAGCAACCGCCTATCACGCATTTCTACTGGTTGTGCTGTTGGAGCACCTAGCTGTCGCCTAAGTGTTTCCAGTAGTCTCTTTCTACCACTACCCTGTGCAAGCAGCTTAGGAGAAATGTTAAGTCTAGTATATAGTGTTTCTACTTCTCTTCTTAAATATGAACTGCGCGCAGAACTTACAGCGGAGGCCTTTGTTGTAGTCGCCGCAGACTTATAAATATTATCAATCTCAGCATCGAGCTGCTGAAGCTGACATAGACTTGTTATGTCACGGAGCATCTCCTCAAGCTGCGCATCAGTCATATTACTGATGTCAGCATCACTAAGTCCTAGATCTGGTTTAATATGTCGCTTAACAAACTCACGTAGCTCATCACTGTGACGCTGCTGTTGTCTTGATAGATCAATACTTGCTGCAGTTGGAGCAGTTGGCTTAGGTGCGCGCTCTGGTTGCTTAGCTGAGGAGCGCTGTTTAGTGGTAGGTGTAGTAGGGGCTGGCGGTGCAGTTGGTGGTACTGCAGATGTTGGTGGAGCAGCTGGAGTTCCAGTAGAGATATCCTGCGTTTTGGTCAGAGTAGCAAGATCTTTAGCAGATGCTGCTACAGTGGAACGAACCTCTGCAATGGTAGCTGCAGTTGCTTGTTGTACTATATTGAGAAGTTGAGGAGCATATGTTTTTAGGATACGTTTTTTGACGAGCCATACTATAACGGTAATTCCCAGACCAAGTCTTGCTCCGGCAACTACTCTATATACTATACCCCTTTCATTTGTATGGCGATCTTCTACTACGTCGCCAACTCTAAAGTCTTGTCTATGTGTTGATAGCATCTCTCAAAAACAAAGGGCCCCTCTAATACTTACTATTAGTGGGACCCTGGAATAAGATAGCAGTAAACTGCTATTGTTTAGTAGTGTATAAGGAGTTATTCAATTACTCCTATATCAGTAGATCTAACCGGCCTTGGGGACGTAGACGTCCTTTAGTGTTTTTCCCATGCGGCGCAGTTTTTCATGTCTTCCAAGCTTATTGCTTGCTGCTATAATAGCGTCCTCAAGATTGCGTTGTCGCATAGCCTTAAAGGCGCGATCATAATCATTTTCCTCTGATTTGCGCCGGATAACAGAAGCTTTCTTCTTACGTTGTCGTGTCATAGCTTGATTATACTATTGACGTTTTTTGCAAACTCATCAGCAATTTGCGACGCGACTTTATTCTCGGTATCCCGTACGTATTGCTTGGCATTGGATGCCATTGTATTAAGATTAGTCTGTACCATACTTTCTACCATAGCAAACGTGGGAGCAACGAGCTGCTCATTGACAGCAGTACAGACTGTTTCTACAATTTGTGTCTGTACCTTTGAGGAAACCTTTCCTGCAAGTACAGAAGCTACACAATCGCCAACAACCTTACGAAGTGCCGCTTGTGTTTCAGCAGTATGCTTATCTAACTCCTGCTTTGCTTTTACATTGAGCTGTACAGCAAGCGTGTCGATCTTAGCAAGGTCGCTATCTGGAATGTGGATAGCACGTTCCTTTAGCCATTTAGTAACCTGTGTAACTAGACCTGATACAAGCGATTTGTTTACGAGTGACGAAAGCCAGCTCATCCTTTTCTCCTTTATTTACGGATTAATAGCTTATCTTGTTTTGTTGCTATATCCGCTAGTATTATACCTAATTGTGGTAGAATAACTTGTTTCATAGCATTATAGTCTATTGGGTATGTTGTTGCAGCAATAGTGACTGAAGGCCATTCTCCTGTCATCAACGTTATATGCTGGACTTTGCATGCTGCTGCGAGGTAATTAAGAAAACTTTTGTCTGTACTTATTGTAGCAACACAACCACTATGCTTTATCAGTCCGATCAGAAGAGGAAGTGAAATGGGCGTGCCATTTATCTTCCAATCTTCCAAGAACAAAGGATATATGGTGGATGGATTAACACCTTCATAAAGCTGTGTAATCATATCCTCTTTAAACTCAATAGCATCAGTAATAATAAAGCTATTAGACTTTACTGGGATATTATCCTCAAGAACTATCTCAGTCTTTATTAGCTGTTCGGCCTTTCTGATATCTGCTCTTCGAACAGCTGCATAAGGTAAGATCTCATAGTTATCAACCTTGTTGTGAAAGTCCCAATAGTACCCAAGTTCTTGTAGAGCGTCTCTTATCATTAGCGCTACACAATATCCGTAGGGTATCATTAATCCTTTAATATCTGGAGGTGAAGAGGATGGATCGATAGACATTAAGTCAGCAACAATCCTTCTTCCTTCCTCTTCTCCATACTTAGCACTATCCTCAAGAGTTGGTCGGATTTGCTTAGCAATATGAACACCACCATTACGTGCTGCTGCTATTGTTAGTGGATTTCCTATTGTATCATCACTTGGGATAAGACGGACATGACCTGAATTCTTGATTAGCTGTATGGATAGCGGATCATCTGCTACAGCCGAAAAGTCAATTTGTACAGGAGCTTTGTCGATTGCGAACTGCATAGCTCCAAGAGCCAGAGATGTTTCTCGTAGATCTCCTGGGAGATGCGCCAAAAACTTTAACATGTGTTAATCCTTTCTATGTGAGAGAGACTGTGTTTATTGCTATGGGTGGTTCTTTTCGTGCAATCATAAATTCATACACTGCAAACAGTGGATTCGTTTCCGTTGCAAGAATTACCTTTTGGCTAGGAGGTCCGCCAAGGCCCATTGTTGATGCATAGTCGTTTGTTCCTGCCCAGTTATTCATTAAACAGATTCTTGAGAATCCACGAGACCACTCTGCAGGCGTATGATGATGACCAGCAAGAAGAACATCAAATCGTGTATTGGTGATGTCCTGCATCTTGTCTTTATAGCGAGTGGCACCATATACTGGAGTACCATTAGTTGTTCTAAAACCATCACCATGAACAGCAAGAAATGAAAAATCATATAGTGAGAAGCTTGCGAACCAACTATCGACAGGTTGCCAGTGCACGTTCTTCATGTTCTCGCATCTAAGTTTGAGTATATGGCAGAAGACAGTATCTAGGTTATCCATCGTTTTATCAAACTCATTCTTCTCACCAAGTCTACCATGATTACCTGGTAAACTGAATACATCTACATTATCAAACTTCTTGGCTAATGGATAGATAAGATTTCGCGCCAGGACTTCTGGACCAGTACATAGCTGGTACTCTATGGGGGCACTTTCGCCAACCTGTCCAGCAAAGATCGTCCTCCCCTCAACCACATCTCCTCCAAGAACAATAACAAGTCTATCAAGTGAATGACTCTGCTGTATAGAACGTATCTCAACTAACAGGTCTTCTGTAAGAGTATTACACCTTGAGATAAAGGTATCAGTATTATAGTTCGACAGCGGACCATTAGTTATATGACCAATGTGAAGATCATATAAAGGTAATATAATAGATGCTTTTGGCTTGGTGGATAAGGTAGGTTCGGGCTGAGGGATGTGAAGTGATGGCAGTTTAGAGAAACCTTCGTTGATAGAGTTAAGTGAATCATACATATCAACAAGAGCTTGCTTGAGCTTTGAGATAACCTTCTTCGCATAAGCAAGTTCTGATTTCTCTTTCTCTGCCTCGATTACAGTCTTTAATTCATTCTCATCCAGTAGTTGAGTAAGACGCACACTATCTGTTGCAGGTGGTATTCTACCCTCTTTACGTAAGTAATATGTCAGATCTTTCCACCGCCTGAATCTTACGTCTGGATGCGTGGCAGCAAATTCAGCATATGCCTCACCGTTAATAATAGCTGCCTCAATCTCCTCTTTAGATGTTACTTGATATTTATCCATAAATATCTCCACTGATTTAGTGTATTATACCGCCAGATTCTTTATAAACTCATCTGTTCTGTCATGCTGGACTTCAACATCAATATCAGATCTGGTCTCGTTACCAGGTATTACACTCAGATCTATGTCAATATCGTGCAGGCCTCGTGCTGTAAGGATACTTTTTAAAGTGTCGCGAACTAAGGTTGTTGTACCATTTACTGTTGGTACGGGAACATTTTCTGTGGCAAGCTTGGCATCAAGAATATTTCGTGGATAAATTTCCATCTCTATTGGGTTGATGCCTTCCTCCTGTGCTGCTATAGCTCTAGCATGGTCAAGATCAAATTCTGGATTCCATCCTGCCCAAGAAGCGTCTGGAAGCGAATGTGTTCTAAAGTACTCCTCAAGACTTACCTTCTTTGGTATATTAGGTGCCCTTATTCCGAGAGATTTGCCAAATGCTGCCTTTTGATTCCTTGGAAGAAGAGCGAATAGTTCGCGCTTTTCGCTCTTTGAGCCGTTGTTTATTATATCCTCAATAAGTTCTCGTTCATATTTAGGCATGCCTGCAAGGGCGTCTCTTGGATTACTTGGATCTGATCCGATAATTGTACGCTTTGCTCGTTCCCTATACGCAAGCATCATCGCTACATTTTCAGAAACTGGATATGCTGCTCGATTTTTTCTTTGTAAACCAGCAATATAGCGATTTATCTTAGTAGTTTCTCTATCGCGTTTATCTTTAGATATTGAGAGATTAAGCTTTAGTCTGCGCTTTGCATTTGCGAGTTTTCGCATCTTTCTTCCATATGCTGCGCCACGTGCTTGCTGCCTTGCTTCGATACTTCTAATATTAATTCCCTCTTCCTTCTCAGCCTTTCTTGCATAAACTGCCTCAAGATGCTTGTCTTTTACAAACTCAAGAACATCGTAATATTCTTCGACTTCTCTACGCTTCTCAACACGTTTGGGTATGAATGTGCCGCCCTGCATCACCCCAGCTGCCTTTCCATACAAACTTAAACCAACACCTGCTACAGCACCAGCAGTTGCTGCTAATAGTTTACCTGTTTGGCTTCTCATAAAGAAGGAACCAATCATGCCACCGCTCAATGCAGCCAGTAGTGGGTTCCTACCAGCTAAAGCATTCATGGTAGGTATTACATATGTTGATATAGGATGTGCCCAATCTCCAGCGTTTGTTCCATAAACCTGGGTTCGCTTATACAACTCAAGTGCACTTGCCGGTGCACCAAGCTTTCTTCCCCAAGGAGTATCGATATGGGCAAATCTTTCATAAGTACCACCAATAAACCGCTCAAATGGGCTATATCTTCCAACAATACCTGCTGCTGAATCGTCAGAGTCTTCTTCAATACCAACACCCATCCTTATCAAGCGTTTATTAATATTTCCACCAACTGCAAATATAGCAGCATGTGTGGTCCCCATTGTATCATTAGAAATTGTATCATCCTCTGAAACAACGGCCTTTACTTTTGCTCCTCTAAAGATACCCATAGAACCATAAAAAGCATCAAGTATTTTATCACCACTCTCAACGCGCCTGTTGTTTTCTCGCATCCACTCTTGAATTCTAGCAGTTGAGGCTTTAACTCCGGCCAATCTTATAGGTCGTTTTGATTCAGCTATTCCAAATGTATTGGCATCTATAATATCTGTAATAGTGACTGTTCTAGATTTAGTGTGCTGCAAGAACTTGTAGTCATGTATTTGTGTTTGTTTACGCATCTTGGATGCGCGTTTTCTTGCTGCTTGTAGTCTTTTGGATAGCTCCTGCTGAAAGATTGGATCATCCTCTCCTGTAACATAGGTGCGGGCTTGCTGTAGTGCGGTTTTATACTCAGTGGACCACGGCTGTAGATTTGCCAGTACCTCAACTCTGGATACTGGATCATACAACTCACCGCGCGCAGCTTCTCCACTGTTAATCATTTCAACAACACGTTTTTTAGCGTTTTGTACTTTAGCTATGGTATCTTTATAGAGCTGCTCTTTATAGCTAAGATTATAAACTTTTATTGGAGCAGAAGGATCATCTCTATTGATATAATAAATCTGACCACGATCTATACCAAGTTCGTGCTGATAAAAGTTTACCTGTGCTACATGCTCATCAATAGGGCCACGTAGATCGTTGTACTTTTCTCCACCAACTGTTTTAATATCTGCTACATATCGCTTTCCTTCTATGTTTAGAATGGCATCCATATGGCCTGAAATATTGTGCTCCTGATCAACCATTCTGCGCTCAGAAGCTTCGAGAACGCCCAATTTAGCCCATTGTTTTTGTACTGCTTTATGCGCCTTATTTCCCCACTCTGTTACATATTCACCATAATCAGTTAGTGGGGAAACCCTGCCAAGCATAGCATCTGCAATTTCCTCTTCACTCTTCCCAAGAGCAGATGCGCGTGTTCTAAACAACGGCATCATTACGTCTTCGTGTAGTCTTTCGTATGCTTCGCCAGGAACACGAACATTACCAAATGGTACAGCAGTGTATGGGTCGCCAGTGGTCATTGGGATTAGTGCGTCTGGCCCAGGCATCCATGGTGCCTGTGTGTTTGGAACGGGGTTGTATAACTTTCTGTTTCTATCCTTGTGTACAACAACGCGACGCAACAATTCGTTTACATCGCCACCTACACCACCCCATTCTCTGTCATACCAACGCCCTTCCCAGCTTGTTGCTTGATCTGGAGTTGCAATTATTGGTGCAGAAACGCTCTGGTCTACAATATTTAGTCTTTCACCAGTAGATGTGGATATGAAGCCATAGATACCGAGAATATCCTCAACCTGCTTACTTACCCTTTTTCGTACTGGATTAAACTCATATGGCGATATAGGATCAAGCCCGGCTGTTGGTGCTTTTGCTAGGTCCCATGTTGGATTTATTGCAGTGTAACCATAGGAATATGCCGCTGTATTCTTTCTTGGGAGCCTTCTCCAGTCACGTGGTAGTTGTGCTGTGCCTCCATTTGCTCCACGACCGCCACCACCACCGTATCCGCCTTGGCCACCTCCTCCACCATATCCGCCTTGGCCACCTCCTCCACCATATCCGCCTTGTCCACCCCCTCCACCGTATCCGCCTTGGCTACCCACTCCGCCATGTCCACCTTGACCGCCACCACTTATACCAGCATCTGATAAGGCTGGATTGCCTCCAGTTAGGGTGCTTCCATAAACACCAATACCTCCTCTTGGGGCGAACATAGCAAAGTATCGCTCATTCTTATCCCTGTTAGTGCCGTTTATTGCATCCTCGTATAACTCACCACCTACAGCATATTCTGGATGAAGAACCCTAGTTGGCTTTGTAATTCGTCCTATAGTAACATTCCAGATGTTTCCCCAAAGAGTGTTCGGATCTCCGCCACCTTGGCCAGAAACTACATAAGGACGATCAGCATTCTCACCGACAGAGTGTTTGTTTTCAAACCAATATGGATCAAGGAATCGCCAGATTGGAGCAAACGGGTGGCTTGGGGTTGGAATAATAGAGTGCGCCCAATAATCATCAGTATTTAGATCAACATTTTCTGCTGACTGCCAATTTGATGTGGCAAGTTGGTACCAAGATGGAGACCAATATCGAATCTTTCCGCCGAGGAATGGTGTTCTTGTACCAGTAAGCCAACCACGCCCAGCTCTTACAGGCTCATAGCCTTCATTTAGATAGTCGCGCTGTTCCTCAACGGTTCTTGGCTCAACATATTGCTCCACTCCTGGTAATATGCTAACTAGTCTTTTTGCTCTGGCTGTTATCCCAAGATGATCTGAGATCCATGACGCCGCAAGATGATAGTGCGCACGAATATTTGCAAGACCTTCAGATGGAGTCATTCCAGTAACTTCATCTGACTCGTGGTTAATATATTTCCAGGCTTCAATCGCACCAAATGTCGGAAGGATTCTCTTTAAAAACAGGTTTCCATATATGCTTGTGGTTGTTTGTAGATCTTTGTCAGGTAACCCAAGACCAAATTCTGCAAGCATCTGGTTAAGTCTATAACCACTGTGGTATAGAGAACCTGGTGTTTGTGTCTCGCCGGCCCAAAACGGTCTTTCGTGTAAATAGTTAGAGGCCAAAGCAACTGAGTGTTCGATTACACTTCTTACGCCGTCTGCTGCTGTTCCTGTTCCTCTACCGCTGTTATAAGCATCAAGCACCCCTTGCCAAAGAGTCTTTACTCCGCGCCATTCTGGAACAGCATACACGGAAGTATGAATACCTCCAAATTCATTAAATGCCGGTTGTACCCAGGAAGACAGATCTGGATAAGCTCTTTCGATAGCTTCGTTTACCAGTATAAGAGCATCAGCATTTTGCCTTAGTGATGTTGCTATTGCAGTTGCAGTCGCCTTTTGTTTGGCGGCAGAAGAGTAAAATGCTGCTTCTTGAATACCAGCCCAAATATTTGAAAACATTGAACTGCGCTGCTCGAATGAAATGTCCTGCAAACTAATGATGTTTCTCAGTATCTCATTTAGAGCAGTATCTCTACTAGAAGCCTGCGAGTTAGCAACCTGGCTAACTAATTCGTCAAGAATGGCGTTTACAAGACGTTGCCTTCCACGAATTGCATCTGGACGTCCCAATAATCCAGATGCATTTACTATTCCAAGCTTATCTACTACCTCTTCTCCCTCATACAGTACCTCAAATGGGTTAACTTCCATTCGATCTGCTAGATTTCGAAGAGCTGGGTTTAGGAACATCTTGCGTGGCGTATTCTGCCCAAAGAATCTGGCACCTTGAATAGGTGTACCAGCATTTATAGCATGAATCTCATGTAGTGCTTGAACTAGTGCTTCATCGGACATACCCTCATCTAACAGACGAACGAAGCCTCTTGGTAACAAATCTCTTGCAGCAGTGCCAAAGATATTGTTAAGGTCTACTCCAGCGAAGTCTCCATGCTGACATCTAAGCGCTATAAGCAGACCCTCGATATCATCAATATCATTACCGCCTTCGATTATACGTTGCAGTATATTTGCAGGGTGTCGTGCATACTTTTCAGAATCTGGGGAGATACGCCTTCCAATAACAGACGCAACATCGCTTAGCTTGGATGGCTGTGTCTGCTTGTCTAGCCCAAGAAAGTCCATTACATGCCCAACGAAGCTATCACCAAACCAGTTTCGTACAGATCCTTGGACTTCTACGCCTTCATTTTGCCTTATTCTGGCATAGTCCCGCATAAAGCCAACTCTGGCATCACGTATAGACCACTCACCAGGGAGCCCAAGCAGCTTATTACCAATGAAATGTATGTCTCTACGCAAAACTCCAGCTGCTGTGAACAGATCATCTGCTGCATTTTGCGCTTCTAGTGCAATCTGAAGATCACGCTGCTTTGTGCCAGCAGCCAGCGTTCCTGCAAAGGTTTCGCTATAGCCCCTTATCCATGGGAAGAACTTAAATGGCTGTAAGCCAACCAGTCCTGGGGCTATTGGTATCTGAAAATCATCTGCAAAGTTCTTAGCAATAACACCTATAGTACGCGAGAGTCTTGCGGTGTTTATGACGGTATCGCCTACTTGTGTGATACCAACAGGAAGGGCATTGGCAAATGCGCTCCAATTAGCGTGGCCTGATTCGACTGCGATATTCGCGGCTCTCGCATACATAAGCTCTGCATTTGAAAGAGCCCTTTGTTCAGCAAGCCTGGAGAAGAATGTGCGTCGCCTGGTCCATGGATCTTGAATTGCGCTTGTTTCACGAACAACTTCTTTAATACTTTGGGTAAATTTGGCATCTACCATACTGCCTAGACGACGTTCTTTTATGCCAAAGTGTTTTGATAAAGGACCACTACGCTTTGAACGCGCACTAAGCAGTTCAAACATTGTACGATTAGCTTCGTTAAGAGCGTCTGCCGTGCCTTCTCCTCTGACTGCTCTGGCAACTTTTAGCGCCTCAGTAACTTGCTGCTCGACAGCGCCAATACTACGTGTATGTCGTATGGTTGGTAGAACGTGCTTTCTATACCAAGGCGAGGCTAAAGCCCTTCTTGGATCTGTACGCATAATGTCGTAAGGAACATCAACCGGCTGGAACAACAGTCGAGCTGATTCTTCTGTCCAGTTATATGTATGCGTCAGGTACTGTACTGCACGCTCTGCCTGTGCTTGGCGCGGTATTCCAGTAGATACAAGTCTGTTAAAACTTTCTAGATCTCTGTATAAACTACTATTTTCTAGACCAAACGTACGTATCGCTTTAGAGGATTTAATAAGATCACTGCTTATTGACGTGCCAAGACGCTCGTCTATATATTCACCGGTTTTACGTATAGCACTACCGAGAAGTTTAGTTATAAATTTAGCTCTACTTTGATCTGATAAAAAGACTACAGCTGATGTAAGTGTAAAAATTCCAGTAGCAGCGGCAAAGCCACGCTTAATATTTCTTGAGCGATCTCTGTCTTCATACGTTGTGTATGTTCTGAATAATGGCATTTATCAGCCTAGTGCGCCACTGGCGGACGATTTCTTAGTGTTGGTCGTCGCTGTGTTTGCTTACCTGAGGAGGTTGCGGAAAACGACTGACGCTGATACTGTACCTGGTTTATTGGAGCTGCTTGTGGCTGCCTTTGTTGTATACGTGGTGGGGGTTGTTGTGGCTGTTGTGGAACTTGATTAGCTTGCTGCTCACCTATATTCATATAGGCGCGTAGATCGAGCCCATATAATGATGCCGCCAATAGTTGAGCGGCAGCTGCTGCTTTATGCCATTCTTCTGAATACATGGCATCTATATCTTTAGGGGTTAAATGGAGAACACCCATAATTAGCGCATCCAACTTTCCTACTGGGCTAATTGCCCACTCATCTGCTTGCTGCTGCAGCCTGGTTGCATCAGCTTCATTAGCTCCAGAAAGTTCAGTAATCTCTCGTGCAAGCTTATCCGGTATGCCTGCATACATCTCTTCCGGATCAATCTTCGGATCAATTAGGCATTGCCTAACCAAAAAATCTTCTGCAGCAAAGGCGTTTCCCGTAGAAAACGCCTGTGCAAGCTCTCCTCTTGTGGCTTCTCGCACTGTATAACGAATGCCACCAATCTCAACAGTTCTTGTATGCATTGGATTATTTTATCACAGAGTTAACTTAGTAACAAGTCCTTTCCTACAAAGTTATAAACATTAAGCAAGTTCTTACCACTATCATCAATAGCCTGTCCAGCACCAGTGATGTGGACATCTACTATTGTTAATGTTGTCTTTTCCTGACTTATAGAATAATCTGCTGGATTTAAATCAGACTTAAGCGTAACATCATCAGCATCTACAGGTCTTATCTGGTCATAATCAAATGACTTATTCAGATACTTGATTACAAGTATGCTTGGAGTAGTACCAAAGTAGGGAGCATTAACAGAAACAAGTTTTTCTATATCCTCCTCCGTTAATGATGGCGTCTCAAGTAACCAGTATTCGTTGCGTAGTTTATTTGCTGTATCAGTAAGTTGCTCATTCGACATACCAAGTAGACTTTGTATATCTACAGTGCTTGGAAATATTGCCTCGGTTGGTGTGGAAGGTACTGGCGACGTTTGCTTTTGTGCAGTAGCTGGTCGAAGAGCCTTTAATACAGCATCTTCTGGCGTAAAGTTTATCGAGAATGTACCTTGCACTATACGCGTTCCTTTAACCACAGTCTTGAACGAGTAATCAGCATAGTCATAAAGCGGTAAAGCATTCTCAACTAGTTGAAACTGTATGTTGACTATTTCGTCTAAAAGTGTATCGTTAAGGAAAACTGTTGTATCGAGTCCTGAGTAGTATACTGAGTTAAACGAGTATAGAGTCATAGCGCACCTAAAATATGTTTGTCTCAGGTATCTGAATAGTAACTTTAGTGTTCTCCTCAGTATTAGGCTGCGAAACTCGTTGTGCAGCTAATCTTGCTATAGGTTGGAGCGGAATTCTATCAACGGCCATATAAGAATAGCTCTCCATTATAGCTATATTATCTAGAGAATAGGTCTCTCCCTCATCTAACAAGGATACCCCAAGCAATCCAGTCATTGAACCAATACCTTCTTCATTTACCATAACTATAGTAATATCAAATGGAGGAAGATTGTCTGGTAGAACAGAGGTAATAGGAGCAAACTCTTTTTTAGAAATGCCCTCTATCATCCTATACCAGACATATCTATCATATGAAGAAAATACGAGGGTACCGCCGACCATTCTATGTCCGGCAGTAATCCCTCGTATCTTAATTGATCCTAGCCCAGTTACAGGAAACTTATCTCTATGGGTAGAAATTGAAACAAGAGCAAGACTTCCAAGCTTATATACCTTCTTCGTAGGAAGTGACACATAAGCCGTCATATCAGTAGCACTGAAGACCATTGGCGAAGTCATGGCATCAGTATCCAGCCGCTCTCCAGCCTGTGGAAACAGCGGAGATCCAGGCTGCACAAAAACGTCAAGTGTGCCTTCCTGCTTAAAGGAATCTGAAGTCATTAGTTATTACCAGCTATTGTTAGCTATTTATACCAGAGGAGATGCAGCCGCAGCTACTGAGGCAGAAGCCTTAGAAATAGCGGTAAGTGGCGTCAATGGAATTACATCTTTTGCTATATAGGTTACTGCCATTTCACTGGTAAGGTCATCCAATGTCCACCCATAGCCCTCATTAACAAGCTGCACTCCAAGAACAGCAGCCATGGAAGCAACCCCTGAGTCATTAACCATGCCTATAGTTACATCAAAAGGAGGAATCTGATCTACAAACTTCAGTGACCGCGAACCAACAGCATCATATATATCCTGTATCTCGCTATTAACATGACTAAGCCATGAGTTCCAGCCCCTCCCCATTACAGCCGCTGCTGCAGCAGCATCAGCTGGTCTGGAAATATTACTTTGTTGTGCATTCCAAAGGTCTGCTTGTGTTGACAGATTTCTAAGCGCTTCAGCTTCCTTAAGAACAGCATGCCTGTCAAACTGAGTAAATACAAGGTTACCAGAGATGGCACGCTTTCCTTTTACAAAGGCACGCGGCCCTCTATTACCAAATGTGTAAATAGGCATAACTTCACAAACAATACTAACTGTAATGCCTTGAAGCGATGCTACTCGTTTATGCCCCATGTAAGCCACAATATCACAGCCAGAAAATGCCTGATGTGTCTTATCAGTATCATCAAAGGCTAGATTTGAGGAATAAACAAAGGTATCACTGGTGGTTGTTGCCATTATATGTCTCCTTCAACCCCGTCAAAACGACGAGAACAAGTGATTAACATTCTAATAGGGTGCGGGGTGGGGTTGGCACCCCGCACAATAGACTACTGAGATACAGAAACTGTTACTATAATATCCCTAATCTGCAGCGAAGGACGTAGTCGCATGGTTACATTGATTTGTGTAAATACCTGATCTAGTCGATCAGATGTAATAGCAAAGTCATAACCAACAGAATCGCCACCAAGCAACATTCCTGCTTCAACCATCTTGTCAAATGCAGATTTGAGGTTAGTCTTCATTGCCCCGCGTGCTTCAACGGTATTTGGTTCTCCAATATACGGGAAGAGAACCTGTTTAGCCAACTGAGACGCAAGGTTAACAATCCTAAGAATCTGCAAAACAGCATAATCACTGGTTCTTAGTGCAGCAGTATTATCCTGTACTACAACAGGAACGCCAACAACTTGACTGGTCTTGAATACAACATATGCACCGCCACCAGCGTAACCAAGATAGTCGTCCTTGCCAACGCCACTGATCAACGCAGCCCTCGTAAGCTGTGGGAAGTTGCCAAGAAGTGCACTGACTGCTCCAAGCGCCTTGTTTGTTGCAGCTTTGTGCGCAGCAATAGAAGAAACTAACCCAGCATAAACTGCAGCTCCGTTAGTATTATACATGGCCTTACTTGAATTCAATCCACTACAATATAGTATAACATCAGGACCAGCTACAACACTCAAGTATTTCCCAATATCAACCGTTTCGCCTGTATATGGATCAACCATAGAAAAGCCATCTTTCATAAATGGTCCAAACTTAATCCACCTGTCAGCGGCTACACCATAGTTTCCATATGTAGTTGCTAGATAGTTATTGTCTGCCAATGCCTTTAGGTCACCTGGTGTGCGTAGGCCTGTCGGACGCAAACCAATAACACCATGTACAGGCTGTGCTTCTGAGCTAATGACATGCAGGAACCTAGCAAAGTCAGTAGCAACAGATGTGGTGGTTGCTGCAGCGCCATCGACCACCTGATCGTCTGCATAAATGCCTGTTAGAAGTGCCAAGTTAAATTCAGCACTGGCCAGTGTTTCAAATGTTCCACCTGTTGCGGTCAGTGTTGCATAATAGCCAGCTTTGCTGGCATAGTAGTCTTCTCCAGGAGCTGCTGTACCATAAGTACCGCCAGAGAATGCAATTCCAGATGGATATGCAGTAAGAGTGGAGACCATCAGTGTACCAGAAACTGCTGGAACAGAGAAGTAAATAGTACTATTTCTGGCATCTGAGTTTAGCTTATCACACACCTCTTGTAGCGTGGTAGTTGTAGACTGAAAATCTGAGTACATTACACCACCCTTAACTGCAGGTTGTGTAATAGTAATCCTGGTCATACCACTTGCACCAACAGGATTATGAACAACTGAAACACGTACTCCATTGTAAATACGGCCCGGTGCAACAACCGTCATTCCAAGTACGTTTCCTGTTGCGGAGTATGTGGCGCGTGTACCACCTGCTCGCACAAGAACAACGTTGCCTGCGCCACCGATCATTGCCTCGTAAAGCGCTAGTACAAGCGTATTGTACGAATTCTTACCACTCTCAGTACCAGTAATAGGATCTACAAATCCTTTTGTATAGGTAAGAGGGCCAAAGATGGCTTCCGCTTGAGTTAAACTGTTTACTCTTATTGGAACATTTACTGGTCCATCAAGAGCGTTGCCGATAATCAAAAGTCGTTCAGTTGTGGGTTCTAGCTGTGCAGCGACAAGCCCACCATCGCGTATAGTAAACTGTATACCAGGTTCTTTTAGTGCTGCCATGATTTGTTCTCCTATCACGTTATAGTTAGTATCCTATCTTGCAGGATTACTGCTCAACAGGGATTGTTTGGTCCTCTTCATTATGGTAATAAGTAACGTAGTACTTCTCACCAGGTTTAGGATGTTTTGCACCTTTAATCCATGCTATTGCTGATGCGCCTGTAGACAGATCCAGATTAGGATAAAAGTCGACATTGACGATAAACTCGTCCTTTGCATCAGTACTACGTGGATCTCGTGTTACTCGCACTATATTAGCAAGCCAGTTGTGCGCAAGTAGATCATGAAGATCAGTACCACGCGTTACTAGCTCATTTTCAATAAGTACAGCATTGTGCACAGGATGTATCCAGATTTGCTGGATAGTAGGTACTTGTTTAAGGTACTTTCTCTCAATAATACATCTGTATCTTAATGTTCTTCTTGGAAGAAATTGGATATTCTGCAGGTCAACTTCAGTATCAATAAGTTGCTCATCAAAAAACCAACCGCATATCCCAAGATCTTTTAAGGTTGCTGTACTGTAAAACATCAGCATCTCAAAGTCTTCTAGCAGGGCATCTACTTTAGAACTTGACACATCAAAAAGATCAAACTGATAGATAACCGTATGCCACTGCGCCCATTGGTCTATAACTGACGTTTGATCCGCAGCGGTCTTTATAAATTGTCGTGGTCTTGGAGCTAATGTTTCCAAGCCTCCCCTACCAGGAACGCGTCTGTAAATCTTCCACACGATGGTGGGGCCATTAACTGGTTCAGTAGGATAATCACGCGTAAAAGTTACGTTCTTCCCAGCCCAGGTATTCTCTATAATGTCCCACAAAACAAGTGGAACCGTAGTAGGTCCAAGAGGCACGTGTATCTTAGGATCAAAGTGTGTCGCAACAGCGCTCATCGATATGTCACCAGACTTAGCGTAATCGCCTGAACTTCACCAACAACAACTATGGTAATAGTTATCTCTATACTTGTTTTATCAACTGAAGAAGTAAAGGACAAAGATCTTACATTTGGGATATTTGATAGCTTTTCAGTTAGCAGAGCGTCAACTTTTTCCTTGGTGATATTCGCCTCTCCAATAAAGCCATTGAGTGCCTCAGAAAGATTAGCCAAGATAGCTTGACAAGCTTGTAATACAAAGTGGCTACGACCGTCTGTTGTGATAGCACGATAGAAACCAAAGCCTGTTTGTATAAAACGTGTTGCAAGAACAAACCTAGTACTCAATGCGTGCAGCTGCTCTGTTGTCCACAATGGATATACTGAAAATACTGGAAGTTTGTTATGAACAATAGGACCATGTAGCGCATAGCAACCAGCAAAAACCGGCGCTAATGTGGTCCACGTATACTGGTTACTGTCCAACCCAACAACCACATCACAAAAGCCACCAACATAAAACACTCGTGCACTGCTTATTGGTAGATTATTAAGGTAGTCATAATAGGCAGGATCTTCTAGATACTGTAATGAGCTGCCAGCAATTATGCAGCAACATGAGCTGTTCTCTTGAACAAAAGTAGCGGCTTCTTCTAGTATATTCGCATCTATACCGCCACAAAAGACTATGCAATCAATTGAATTAAGATCAGAAGCGTTTAATGCCTCCAGAATAACATCAGATGTTATACTGCCATCTGTTCCACCACTTAGCCTCCAAGTACCAACTGGGATTGGGTTATAACTAATAGACGGTGCTGCTAATTCAACTGGTATTCTTCCGTAGTAAGCATCACGATTTATGCTTTGAATCAGCTCATCAATTGTAGTTACTGTATAACTTTTACTTGGGGCACGAGCAGAATAAGGATTGGTTATTGTTAGAGTAGTGCCATCAAAGCTGATTGTTATATTGTTATATCTTGCGCCAGCGTTTATGGCGGAAAAGACAATAGAGTCAAACTGCAATGAAGCTTTAGTACCACCAACACGTAATACATAAGGCATGTTGTTGCTTACATTCCAATATGCTCGAAGATCTACCAATAGGGAATTCTCTGGTTGAACCGGCACATATGTCACCTGATAAGTGCCGCTTAAGCAACGAGACGTAAATGTAATAACATTTCCAGAGCAGGCCACATTAAAAAGATCACTATCATATAGTTGTGTATCGACAACTTTGTGAATTGAAAATGTGTTGTTGAAGACTGGGTAGTCCAGGGTTATTGATGTTCCTGTTGTCGTAACTGTATGTACTTCAGTCAGTTGCCAACCAAACTTGTTCATGGCATCAACCATTGTTGTTGGTTTAATGTACTCACCAATAGGACCGTCATAAGCTGTGCCAATCAATAAAGCTGGTATATGCATTATAACCCTCTATATACCCAGGACTTATTATTAAACAGCAACCACTGCTGCTGCTGATTAAAATATAGTTCATACGGCAATAGACCTGAAACGAAGTAGCTCATGGTATCTTCTGACAAAGACAGGGCCACATCTACTCGATACGTTCTTATTACATTTACTGGTCTACCTATAGTTGGTATTTTATCAATTGTAGTATCCCACTCTACCTCTATGTATAGATCATACTTACTTGGATAAGTACATTTTGGCGAATAGAGAATTTCTTTGTAAGCACTAACTAAGCCCATCTCCTCCTGCTCGGCAAGAGTACCCTGTCCAGATGTTAATCTTCCTGGAAGACTTCGTCTACACATATGTTTCTCAAAAGAGATCTTGTAACCAAGACCAAAACATACAGGACAATCTGGATTAGGCTCTTTGTTAGACGAGATGTAACATTCAGAATGTGGATATCTTAAATCTCTGCGGATATACACAAAGAAATGCGGATGTTCCTTTAGGAACGACTCAAGACCAGTCTTTACCGCATTACGGTCGACTCTAGATTGATGTTTTGCGGCGGAAAATCCGAAGACATCCTCTGCCATCAAAAGTCTCCTCTGCTGTGGATATCTCTAATAAACTGTATTGAACTAATATCATCATACTTCTTTGTTGGATGCCACTTGCTGCTTCTGACTACTGTTCTTGGAGATGGGATGCGTTTGGCGAATTGAGAGAACCATTCAAGTGCTTCTGCTTCTTCCTGCTTAATTGCCGCTTGAATATCGCGTAATAGCTGAGACCCTATCTGCTCAGTGTAATCTCCAAGCCTATGCATTGAATCAGCACGCTTAAGCATCTCATGATAATACATTGTAAGTAAACGTGCTGAAGCTTTGTGCTCAACCCACCTTTCCATTGCAAAGGTAGGCATTATTGAGGAGAAACGAACTGCTTCTTCTGTTGGATTTTGTGCGGACAATGTTGCAAGCAGATATCTATTCGCATCAAGACTTGTTCTATAGATACAGAAGTTAATAACATCGTCCGGATAATCCAATAGGAATGCTCCAAAATTTGCTTTAATTACCGTAGCATCTACATATAACGGCATATACCATGTTGTAAAAGAGTAAGAAATGGGAGCAAGCAATGTATTGCCATTACTGTCTGCCATATTCTTAGGAAAGGTTATTGTGTATCTGGTGTTCGCTGGAGGAGCTCCATCCAATTTGATTGTAACAACCGACTGATCTATGTCTATATTTGCGTTAACAACTTCTGGCTTATTTGTTGGATATCCATCAACAGGCACTCTAGTTACTAATATTGCACCGCTTACTGCAATTGGATAAGAAAACACAAACCAGAGGTCAGGAAACTCAGATAGGTTAGTCGCACCATTCTCTATTGAGGCATCAATAATACGCAACTGATTATCATCAGCAAGCTTTTGTTGTGTACTAGGCCCTGGCGCAAATTCCTCTCCAAGATAAAATGTTCTTGCATAGGACCAGTCACCAGTAATAACACCTTCAGATGTTACTATCTCCGCTCTTACTCGCCAAAAGTATGATGTAGAGGTTGCTAGAGCGACGGCAGGAGTAGCTGTTGTTTCTACTGTAGTTGTTGACCAGCCATGCTCAGTAATAGTATTGAATGCAGTGCTTGTATCCACCTGTATTCGATACTGTATAGTACCTGTAGTAACATAGGTAATAGCTTTCCATGTAAATGTAGGTATTTCTAAAACAGACGTATTGTCTGCTGGAGTCAGAAGTTCTACTGCAGGGACATCGTTTGCAGAAACTTTAAACTTAAAAGAAAAGTCGGCCTGCATCTCTCGACCTTCGAAAGATGGCAGACCTTGTAGTAAGGTAACCTGATACGTTGCACCCTCTGTAAGAGGCACGGCTGGTTTGAATCGTAGAACACGGGAGCTATAGCTAACAAACTCAATTGGAGTTGTTACTGAAGCACCATCTTCAATAAGCCGTACAAAGCGTGCAAGCTTGTCAGAGGTGTTTATTTCTACAGCATCCAGCTCGATGCTGAACCTGACAGTAATCTCCGGAACACTATCTACAGCCTTGTCAGATAGTGTTGGCGAGTATGAGATTACCGTCGGAAAGTATGACGATAGGTTCATAGAATTTTATTGATATAGGAGGGGGCGAGAGCCTCGCCCCCAACCGTACTTAAGCAGGAGTAGCTGCTAGAACTGCCTGAACGGGCGCCCAGTTCTGCTCAATTCGAACGTTCTTGGCTACAGCAATTGCCTTACCAGCATTAGGAATGCCAATGCCATAACGCTCAGATACTTTCATACGAGTAATGTCACGATACGGATCGTTGAAGTCCTCAACGCCCATTGGTGTGCGCTGCAGGATTACACAGGAGTTATTGCTATCAACGACATAGATATCAGTCACATCGCACGCTGTAAGTCCAGAGGCTTGGCTTGTAGCAAGTACAGTGCTTCGCGTGAACGGAACGAATGGAGTAACTAGATAGGTTACAGCCCAGGGGATATTAACCTGCTGATCAAATGATGGAATCTGCTTAAATAGTGATGCACCAACTCCACCGCCATTCATTGACAACGTGCGGAGCATTGGATCGGTCATAAATACAGACCAAGCCATTGGGTGCGTAATAATATGCGTTGGAACATATCCATGCGCAACAACTACACCCATCATATTGATCATGTTATCGAACGTCATTGAGAAGTTAAGCTTCTGAGCATAGTTTCGCCCTGACGTCCATGCAGCCGAATCTTCGATGCTGTTATCATACACAGCATGACCAAACTCTGTGAAGCCATTGAAGATCTTCTCTTCTTTATGGCGACCCATTGCATAGCCAGCTGCCTCCGTATACAGAGCTAGAAGATCCCACTGACTATCGTCAATTACTTCCTGAGAAATACTGACCATAAGTCCTGATTTCGTAACCTTAATTTCAGTTACGTTCTCAGTAAAGCTGGGATACTGCTCAGTATATGTACCGGTTTCAGGGATGTCAAATGCGCGTAACGCTCCCATTGCTGGGATCTCAATCGAGCGAATATTATCAATCTGAATAGTCTTTGCTAGTACTGTTTGGCCAATCATGAGAGGCTCAAGTGGCCGTACAAGTACGTCAGAGATTACCTTTGGAAAGATAATAGATGCATCGGGAGACTGAAGCGCTTCCGACATGGGAACGCGTGGTCCACGGATGCTATTATCTGTTCGCATAAGTGTCTTTACAAACTCAACCTGCTTTATAAACTCCTCAATGCCGGTAAGCTGAGGCGCCTTTTGGATGAGTTTAGCTTCTTCGTTTTTGTAGAAGTTATCCAAAACTTCCTTGAATGAGGATGCTGCCATCGTGTTTCTCCTTTTACGTGCTGATTATGGCACCGCCTACATCAGCTACAGAGTTTCTATTTGGAAGGGCGGGCCATAACGACCCGCCCAACGAGAGAGTTATTAGCGGATGATGCACCTTAGAGAGCCGACGCTACCGGCAACCTCAAGGTTAGCTGGAGTTCCAGGAACACCAGTATAGCGACCATCAGTAAGCTGTGGAATGCCTCCACCCCAAAGCTGTCCTGATCGATAGCTTGTCTCGTAGCTGTAATCGACAGCAAGTGCGGTTACAGTAACGTTATTTGATAGTCTAAGCATACCAGTTAGAGCATCAATGGTGTAGTAAACACCGCGAGTGTAGTCTACTGCTGAAATGTTAGCCATGGCTAGAGGCTCGCCATTATATGTAGATGTTGAGCCATCTGGATTGACTACGGAACCGGTAAGCTTAACAGTAATTGGTAGCCATGCTGCGACTGGATAGTGCTGCAGCCTATAAAGTCCTGAACTAATTGCGTCAGGAGTCTCGTTACTAACAGCCGTTGCTGGAACTCGCTTAACCATGTCAGCATACTGCTCTGCAGGATACTGGACAGTAACCCACTCAAGCCAGCCATGCAACTTATGAGAGCTGTTGATTGGCTCAACACGAATTACTTCACCACAGCGCATTTCTGCACCCTGGCCATACTCGTAAACTACGTCAGTAACGGCATTACCAAAAGTTACAGCCCAGGCAGAACCGTTCCACGTTGGAACTGCGCTGGCTCCCGTAGCAACCACAGTACCATTGTTCATAGCAAGAATAATTGTTGGTCTAAACGCTGGTAGAGTTGCAGCAGCCAACACTACAGCAGGATTAGCGGCCTGGTGCAGGCTATACACACGTCGCTCAACCCACTTTACAATCTTACCAACATGCTGAGGTGCTGGCGTAGTAGAAGAAACACTACCATAAAAGGCTGTTATGGGTGTTCCACCAGCTAGCGCACCATATGCCCCATTGATTGCGGAAACATATGGAACTTCAATAACATCACCAAGTGAAAGCAGAGGCATCCACTGCATCTTATGCGCAGGCTTTCGGAAGAAGTTGGACTCCGCATAACCAATTGGTCGGACAGTGCTACCATCTGCAAGAGTCAGTTTAGCTCGCTCAACGCTGGATATGGTATCTGGAACAATACCGATAAGACGACCAGCTGGTATAACAATCTGGTCTGATGGGAATCTTGGATCCTGTCCTAACGGTGGCAGAGAAGGATCTACTTCCCACTCCTCTGCAGGAACAGAGAAAGCAGAACTAAGACGAACTCCTGGTGCCCAGGGTCCTTCTGAGGAAGGTTGTGAACCGAATAGTGTTGCCATTATTGTGTCTCCTTATTAGTAGTGGCGTCCTTTCGTGGCATAATGCCGTAGATTGCAAGTGATTTTTCTACGGACTCTTTAAAGCCCTGAATGCTATTATTGCCACCTGTGTATAGAAGAATGCGGTCCCCAGCGTCCTCCTCTGTAATTGGAGATACATAGCCAGGTGCCTTGGTGGCATCTTGGTCTGTCCTGATAACAGGATCAGTCAGTTTCTCAAGTGTTGCTAGAGAAACATCAATTGGAGGCGTCTGCTGTGGCTGTTCTTTTGTTACAGTAACAGTAGTAACCTCAATCTTATTTGTGCGCTTATCGAGCTCTGCAGCAAGAAACTTATAAATGGTAATTCCTTCAGCAACTGTAGTCTCTTTCAACTCTTCTTGCAACTCAGCAATTGTTCGCTGTTCTGAGGCACTCATCCCAAGCGACTTTTGTAGAATGGCAATAGTTGCAATAACCTGATCATGAAGTGCTTCTTCAGCTGAAGCCAACTTTTCTTTTAGCTCATTATTTTCCTTGATAAGATCATCATTCGCCGTCTCCTGAGGCTCCTGTGCATCGGCAACCGCAGGTTCGGATACAGGCTTTTGTGCAGGAGCAGGCTTAGTAGGATCAGGCTGTGGCACTGGTTGAGCAGGAGCAGGCTGCGGTGCTGATTGAGCAGGGGCAGGCTGCGGTGCAGGCTGTGCAGGTTGTGTTGGCGCAGCCTTGGCCTCTTCTGCCTCAACCGCGTCTGTAGTAGACTCTGTCACCACTGATTCCTCAGTGGCATTCTCTTGTTCTGTTATACTTGTTTCAAGCATGTAATCCTCCAGGGCATCTATTACCGAATAAAGCAGCGGATAGGTATCCTGATTCAGCTCAATACGAACTGCTTCACCAGCAGTTATGCCACTTAGCTCTTCTGGAATAGGCTTTCCTGCTTTTTCATAGTAACCAACTAGCGCTGAAAGCATCTGGTTTTTCTGCTCATCAGTAAAGTTACTTGCTTTTACTGAGCTGTAAACTGCTGTAAAATCGGCGTTGTCGGTAGGAAATAGCGGATACTCTACCTGATACTTCTCATCGTATAGATACCCAAGAGGGGCCATCTCGCCATCATCCTTTTTATACTTAGCTAACCTGCGAAGCAAACAGGCTCTAATCTTTGCCTTGCTTCCAGGGCCTTTATATCGTCCAAGCAAACGCAGACCAGCTATACAATGTGCGCGGTCGTGCGCGGGAAAAGAGCGGTTAGGTCCGCAGAAAGCGCTATCTGGTAATGCTTTTCGTTGTTTAGTAGTAAGCGGAGCTTCTGTAGCAGCTCCCTCGTCGGGAGTACCATAGTCTGGATCATCCTTATCCAGACCATACAGATCGCCAAGAGTGCATATAGGATCTTCCTCTTCGGCGTCCTGTACCATCTTATCTGTCTCTTCTTTCATTTTTTTGCATTTCCCCTTCCACGAGTCGACTAGAAACTCACCAAATGTCTTACTCTCCCCCCCAATAATGGGAAGACGTTCGACATTCTTCTTTAGAACCATTGCTTCATTATCACTTGGGACGATGACGAATGAAAGCTCATCAAAGGTCAAGCCTTCAATGATCCAATAGCATTCTTTTTGCGCACCATCAACATCGTACATTTGTCCACGCTGATGGTCACAAATACCCTCATCCTCTCTTACACAATCGCTACCACAAATTGAGCACTTAACACTGGTACAATCAACACCAATACTAACAGTAAGAAATTCACCATTTAGTATTTTCTGTATTGCTTCTTTGTCTGTTATTGCTGGAATAATAGAGACATATTGTGATGTACCGTCTGAAGCAAGTGTTGCATACTTAACTCTTCCAAATACTTTGCTTGGGGCTGAGAACATACTGCCTGTTTGATGGCCCTCTATTACAGGTTTGGGGTATGGATATAACCACGAAACAAGACCAGTGTGATTCTTACTATCACCATAGATTGCAGATAATGGATAGTAAGTTTTGTTTCTTGTAACCTTATCAGCGGTTATTGCGCGGATTTCTGGGTAAATTACATCGGGTGCCTCAGAACCAAACGCTTCTTTTAACTTCTTGTCCGCAGAGGCTACCCCTTGAATAACTGCCTCTTCTATTAGTTTAATCGTCTTGGCCATAATATCACCTCTTATGAATTCGTGGAGATCTTATCTACTTGCTGTTTGAGCCGGGTGAAGGGGCACCCGGGGGTTCCAAAAAGAGCGCAACCCTCAACAGAAACAGGATCTAATACACGAATTATATTCTTTAGCTGCTCAAGCTCCTGCTGCAAAGCCTCAAGCTGAACAGAAAGACGCATGTTTTCGTGCTCAGCCTCTATGAGCTTTTGGTTAAGAAGAGTGATCTCGGTATGTGCCTTATCAAGATCCTCTTTTGTTTGGCGCAACTCAAGTAGTATCTGCTCTGTCAATTTTTGTCTATCATCAACTTCTTTATTACGAAGTTGAACTAGTTCTCTCTTGCTTGCCATTTCTTGCTTATACCTTATCGTCAACCACGTCGCTACGGCCGTGGATATTACAGACATTGCAGCCGCTATGTCAATAATCACATTAACCATCATTACCCTCCATTCGAGCAGTAGCGGCCTCGCGATAGGCGAGGATTAATGCACGTTCGTTTGAGAGGCGTGCATTTATCCGTAAACCTGCTGTTATCTCGTCGTTCTCAACGATATCTGCATAAAGTGCCTTAGCTAAAGCGCCTTTAGCATATTCTGGTAGATAATCAGGAAGTACGGCAAGAATAGCTGCTTCATTTTCTTTTCCTGATTTTATGTCTGGGATCATTACATTAAGCTTCTCACATATATTAGAGTATTCAACTAAAGCTTTTGTAAGCATCTCAGACGAAGAAGTTGGTGCAGGTGTATTCTTTCTAGTAGGAGGTTGAGTATTACCGCCTTGTGCAGTAATACTATCTTGTTTTGGCTTATCTTTCGTTGCAAGAGCATCAAGTGGCATACGCAGCTCTTCGTCAGAAAGTTCAAGTGGGTCTACACCAAGTTTACTGGCAAGTAACTGTGGGATTTGTACTTGGTGAACATAGTAATCTTTCCAGTCAACATTCCCTGGAAGACCTAACTTTTCTCTGAGCTCTGTAGCGCTTATCGCGTTTAGTGACCACAGATTGGTCCAGTGCGTCTGCTGTTTAACAACCCTGTCTGGCTCAAGCTCTGCCCACTTCCATATGACAATATCATCTGGGTTGGTATATGGATTATATCCACCCTCAAGAAGTAGCTCGTTAAGAATATAGTATGTTAGATAGTTCGATAAAAGGTATTGATAAAAGCGGGCTTTATTATGCATTTGTGTTGTGAGAGAATCTGCTGAAGAGCCAGCACCACTATCGGTCTCTCCCATGACTAGAGAAGAAACACCAAGGCCAGAAAAGACACGCTGCTTAAACATTTTATAATAACCTTCAGCTCTGATTGCTTGGCTTTCTGCACCTATTACAGATATCTTATGTCCTGGTGGGGTGATAATATAGCCGTCGACAGCCATAGATTGAACTGCATCAATAGCGGCGTCCACGTCTTCTTGTCTACCTTCCCCAGTACCAGTGATATCAGGTGTTTCATGCTGAATTAGTGGATTGAGATACTTATAAATCAGCTTAATAATATTCTCTTCTATCTGACGCAGCGCTCTAACATCTTCAATTACAGGAAGAATAGATGGGGTGCCCCATATATCTCCTGGCTCTCTGCAGAAAGAAAAGTGAATAACATCATCTGCACTAAAACTTACAACTGCACCACTTCGTGCATGCTGCTCCCAGGATACAATATTCCCATTCTTATCTGGAATAGGAACCATTTGAGTAATTGGTAGAGCAAAGAGTGCACCAATCGGTGGTTTTCCAAATAGGCCAGAGATTCTGTTATTAGAGATATCAGATAGGTATCTGGTTCTCTTCACTATAAGCATGCTATTTCCATACTTAACAAAATCTCTGACTATTCGTTCAACCAGCATTGGTAGTGGCGTTGGTGGATCAGACATAAGTCCAATGAACTTAAATCTGTTCTCAAGATAAGCTACTTGTTCAGCACCACCCTCTAATTTCCAACCATCTTTAAGTAGAAGTTCTACATACTTGTCAACACTCTGCCTTACGTAACTATCTGCAAGATATGCTGTGTGAATTGAATTAAAGTCATATATTGGTTTTCTTAGTGCAGGATACTGAAGAGTACGTGTAGAAGCAAGTTGCTTGGCGATAGGATCGGCGATCCTAACCAGTTGACTTGCTTTTCTGTGTCTACTATGTATGCTATATGGCAGCGTAATCCCTGTTTTTGGGCCAGCTGACTTAAGATTCATTTAGTGTTTTTCCACCTTCTGCTAACAGTCTGTTCATAGATGCGACAAGACTTTCCTCATCTATAGGATCATCCCATCTTATCCCAAGAAACAGAAGCCCATTTTCTGTACATTTGTTTTCTATTAATGCTGCAATTCTATTAGCCTCTTCCCATTCTTGTTTATTCTTACAACGATATTTGCACACGTCCCATGAACCAACTGCAGGTCCGAAGGCCGCGCACACTATTCCAAGATCAGGAAGAACAATTGTAATAGAGGGATGGTATCCAGTAGAGTCCTGGCACCAGCCCCACTTTCCGTCAATGACATAAGGAGTTGAAGGAGGTATTGATTTGACAATATTGAGTATAATTCGCTCTACCCTTTTCTCAACAATTGCCTCTCTCCTCCATCCTCCAAGCAGTCTGTATGTTATAATATCAGCTAAAGCAATTAGAAAACGTTTTAACCACGAAGGCCGTCGTGGCTGTTGCAGTTCAACCATTTGTCTTCCTCGCCTTTCATCGAGTACCGGTTTGATCGGTCCCAGTCGTGGTTTGTTGATTACTTTTAGTCTTTGAGGATTTTAGCCAAATTAGCAGCTGCTTTTCTAGCTCATTCTGGTCTGTAAGCTTTTCTAGTAGTTCAAGTGCCTTATCAATAAGTTCGATCTGTTTACCTACCTTAACTCTGTATTCTATTATACCTAAAGTTTTATTCTTGGTTTTAGACTTTTTCAATCTATCACGTAGGTAGCCTTCCATTCTTTCAACATATGTTGAACGAATTTTCCAAATATCAGTTAGTACAGAATTAATCATCTCATCAAACGCACTACAGGTATATTCTCTATCTAGCTCTTCTAACCCATTGATTGAGTCAAGTATGTTAGAAGTAAACTCCAACTCAAGATTGCTATATAAACGCAGTACCTCGAACATTACCATCTGGGCAGCACGCTGATTAAGATTGCTAAAGAGAACTTCTGTAAGTGCCGCAGCGTCCCTTGACTTGAAGACAATAGAGAGCTTTAAAATGCGACGAAGATTAGTGAGAAGTCTTTTTGCCTCATAGAGCTGATTACTTTTGTCATAAATCCTAATTTCATCTGTACTTCCAGTGAAGATGAGACTAATGAGTTTCTTTGCAAAGCACTCTTCAAGCTTTTTATTTGCTGTTGACCACGCTTCCTTAAGGTCAAAAAGAAAGTCTTCATTGTCTTTTATGCAGGACTTGAATACGTCTTGTAGCTCAGCTGGTATGTTTGCTGTTCCAGAACCATCTGTATAGAGCTCTATAGCGTCCGCAATACTACGTAGGTCAAACAGCGAGTCTTGGATAAGCAGCCATACTAATGACTCAAAGCGATCTGTGTTACGGTAATGGTGATCCATCCATACGGTAGAATATAACCTACTATGGGCAGCGCCAGATGATAGTACGTCACTTACAACAGATGATGTTAGTTCACTTACTCCATATACAGTAGGATCAACTGCTACTGGTTGTGTATACTGCTCAAATATTGTGCTAAGCTCTGTGTACTCATTCAGCATAGATTTAACAGACTCCAGCAGTGTCTTGGTTAGAAGAGTATTATCGACAGTGCTAACAGCATTTTCTAAATCAGTTGTACTTTGCTGCTCATCTGGTAAAGTAGACGGTATTTCCTCTTTAAAGACAGGCTTATTTATAAGTCTTTCGATTCCCATCTAGAACGTTTTCCTTGGGAGAGGCTTATCGCCAATAGTGCCGCGGGACCAACCACGTGTCAAAGATCGGTCGAGGATAGCTGGAGCCATTGTGCGAAACAGTTCCTTTTCTGCTTTTTGCGCTTTAGGAGATTTAACTGGCTCAGGTCTTTTTATAAGCACCGGTTTTTCTGCTGGTGCTGATTTAAGCTCATTCCTAAACTTATCGTATAAGCCAAATATGGCCAGGCCAACGGCATCAATAATGTGCTCATTACGTCGTGTAGTTTGTATTCTTCCACCGCTTGTACTCAATATCTTATAACCACGCAACTGTCTTTCAAAAATTGTATCTTTATCAGAGAACTTAAAGATGCCATCCTCAAGAACTTTAGCAAGTGTATTGAGCATTACAGACTTAAACTGTTTCTTTATCATTTCACCTGTTACAGGATCTGGTACATCTACATTTTCGTTGAACTGAATACCTATTACCTTACGATGCATCCCACTTTCTGGATGATTTTTGCCATACAGTTTAAGTGTTTCAATCTGGCTTTCACCATAACCTCTATCTATGAAGATATAGTCTGGATCAATGGCGGCATTAAGCTGTATGATGCGCTTAATTGCATCTGTAAGCGTATATTCAGATCTTGGTATCTCCTCTCTATAAGCAAGCTTAATTTCAGGAGAATATTTTGAGGCCTCTATGACTACAATATTCACGCCACTACTATACTTATCCCAATCTACACCAACGATTTTAATCGTATTGTGAGATGGAGAAGGCAATGTATATGTATAGTGTTGTTTAGCCTTATCAATATCAGTATTCCTGAATACATTGTCACCAATGTCAGGAAACTCAGCCATATGTTCAACGATCCATTCCTGCTCACTGGATGTGGCGCGGATAAGCGCTAGTCTTTCTGGAGTAATCTCTGGAACATCAGTAATAGGAACGTGTATCACCTCAAACTGATACGATGGATCGGTATTCCATAAGTAATATCTTCCATGTTCTGCTGTTGGAGTTGATGCAGCATAAATACGCACAGTACCAACATAGTAGTCGTTGGTAAAGATTGGCGATAATGCAGCAAAATCAGCTTCCTTCAGATATGCTGCCTCATCAATGATCACCATATTTGCACCAAGACCACGAGCACTAATAGCCTGCTTATTGTTTCCAGATCCAGTTGTTCTACCAGTTATCATAGAACCATTCGAAAAGCGAATTCTGTGCGGGCTCTTTGTATTTTCGGTGACAGCCGTTGCGAGATGTGGGTTTGCGGATAAGAAGTTTCTAATATAATCAAACAGGTTAGTTACGTGACTTTCTCCTGGACCCAAAACAAGTACAGTATAATTCTGCTTGGTTGTTGCTGCCCATAAGGCAAGAATAGCCAGGGAGTATGACTTTCCCTGGCGTCGTGGTATTCTAAGTACTACCCACGGACCTTTGGCAGAAAGGATCTTCCTTTCAACATAGTTTGCCTTGAACGGCTTCCCTGAAGTGGGCTCGATAAGGAACGTCTCCGCCCAACGGAGAGGGTCCTCAACAATCTCAAGTAGCTCATCTAATTCAGTGTTTTCAGGAAGATCCATTTCTACCAACTCATAAACAGGTATTAGATACCTGTATCCTTAGAACCAGAAGCTGTATTCTCTTGTGAAAGATTTGCCACACTCTTATCCATGTAGCCAACCAATGCCAAACAAGCTGCACCAAGAGCAGCAATAGCTTGATGCTTATCGATTGTTGGCGCAGCACTAAGTGTGAGAAGGAAGGTGCCAACAAAAAAGGCAACGCCCTTAGCAAAAACCCTAAGCATAATCTACCTCCTCATGTATCTAGCGTTGAGTGATGAAGCCTCATTACCTATCATACTCTTATAACCATTCATGGCCTGCATCCCACGCTGTTGGGCAGCGGCTGTCCAGTCAGAAGCATCGAACCTATGCGAAAATGGTGTTGCGGCTTGACGTATCCACTGGTTTCGCGTTTGCACAAGACCACTAATCTTATCAACAAAAGCTGGAAGAGTAGTAACTGCACCAAGGGCAGTAAAGGCAACAGTTGCTTTTGTAAAGTTAAATCCAGTAAGTACTATTGGTAGGCCGATATACGAGATACCAGAACTTACTCCGGCCCACAGTCTAGACTTATGCTCTTGCTGAGCCTTTTTCATCTCAGACATAATTGGCAAGATGCCAAAAGCGACTACACCAGCAACATTACCAAATGAACTTAAAGCACTGGCTTTCATCTATCACCTATTTGCATAATATGCCGCAAGACCAAAGGAACCAGTAGTTCCATAGCCAAGGGCATCTCCTACGCCGTTTTGTGGAGTCTCATCAATAACTTCAACGTTTGGGTTTTCGTGATACTGTAGCTGGCGTAATGTGTCTATGCCAGCAAACAAACCAGCACCAACGAATATTTTGTTACGAAATGATCTAGTAAAGGTAACAATAGTTGGTGGAGCATGCACTGGGTTGCGGCCGGCAATTGCCTCAGGTGGAGTAGCATACGGAGTACCACTAGCATCAACACCCCAACGTGAACGCCATGTGTTGAAGTCGTTTTGATATTTGCCAAGTCTACCCTTTAATCCAGTGTCTACATAAGACTTATAATAAGGATTTTCCACCTCTTCAAATAAAGGCTCTCCACCAAGAAGAAAGTCTGACACAAACGATCTCCACCATGGCCAGTCTCGCTTTACATTAGAAGCTGCCTTATCGTAAAGAGTATGAAGCAAGCCTTGCCTACCCCTGGCTACTACTTGGCCGTTCTTAACAACATTCCAACTTCCAAATAGGGTACTTGCCAGACCTTTCGTAGCTCCAACTGTTGCACCAACAGCGCCCAGACCGAGCACCTTTGCTGCATTCATAGCAAATTTTAGTGCTGCATCAGTTGCTGGTTTCTGTACTCTCCAGAATAGTGCATTCCTTATGCTTCCAAACATTGTTTAACCTTCTTACTATTTATTCTTAGGTTTTGCTATGCTTCATATAGTGTTATGGTTTTGTCATCCAAGCGGGTAATCCTACGTTACCAGCTGGATTTAATGTAAGCTGCATGTGGTACACGGGGACCCATCCAGGCAGGTCGTCCGGCCACGGGTGCTGCCGTAGGTGCTGCCGTAGGTGCTGCCACAGGCGCAGTGGCGTTTGTTGATGACTGACCCCATTTAGCTTTCCAGAAACCCATTTTTTCAAAACTGTTACGCAACTTTCCTGGATTCGCTTTGGTTCCCCAACTCTTGTTTAACCAATGCCCACCTGCAACAGCACCAAAACCGAGAGCAGAACCAACTGTTGCTCCCCAAAGAGCCCCTCCAACAGTGCCTCGTTCCTGATAGCCACGATAACCACCATAGAGACCACCAATACCCATACCAACAGCTGCCTGAGCACTATATGCTTCTGGAAGCCTAAGGCTAAGTTTCTGCATCAATGCTAATGGGTGAAAAACTGGATAATCTTCATACTTAGCAAGCGTATTTGCTAGATTGGCATTGCGAACATCCTGTATGAGATCGCTAAAGGTTGAACGAAACCAATCCTGTGCATAATCTGTCATTGTCGACAATGAATCATAAAGGACTTTTTGTTTACCAGCCATTGTTTTATTACCTCACTTCTTCTGCTTCTTTGGTGCAGTCTGTATAGTATTATTAGGTAGTATATATGGCAATAACCTGGTTAGTGTTTTAATATGCTTTACTTTAGTAGTATCTTTCATCATATCAAAACTCTAGCTTGGTCATTCTTATATTTGTATTTGACTCTTCCTTGGAAGATGAGTCATCTGAAAACTGGGGATCCTCCGAGGATTGGGTTGTTTCTTGCTGCTTTGCTAATCTCTCCTGACGTGCCTTTTCCATAAGAGCTGATAGTTGAGACACCATATCCTTGGATTTTCCTCTACGAGATTCTTCAAGAAGCCTTGCTTCTCTTGAAGCTACAAGTCTTTGATATAGTACATCCATATCGCGCCGCAACATTTGCTGCTGAACAACAAGAGGATGTGGTCCACGATTATTGTGTCTTAAAGTTGTTTTCGCATCTACACCTTCAATAATAACAGAGATTGGATCCTCGTTTTGGAGAAGTTTGTCACATCTATTTATCATAAGTTGGAGGCGCACTATATCATTGATCATTTGAATATCGGTGTAATCATTTGGCTGTATCCCAAGATCAACAACATATCCAGCAAAGTATCTAAATGCATCAACAATCTCAACCGGACAATTCTCACCAATAGCTCTTTCCACAACGTTATGCTTTATTAACGGGCAGCTATTTTTAAACGGGCACTCATGACCTTTGCATTTAATCGGCACATTGGTGAATACAGTCATACAACTTTCTACATACTCAAGTTCTCTTGCCTTCCAAGGAATATGCCATCCCTTTTGCTTTTTACTTGCACCAGTTATCGGAATAACATATTCACCATTGGCATCCTTTTCTAGGAATCGTGACCAGTCAACAACTAGCGGTCTCTTTGCTGCTATTGTATTTTGATCTACCTTGGCTCTTGTTTTAGTTGACATTATAGTGTAAACCAGTTTGATCCATCACTTACAAGTGTTGCAGATTGGTTTGCTGTAAGTGTTAGACTAGAACCTCCATTAATAGTTGATGATCCGCTTGGCGCTATAGTAACTGTTCCAGTGCCTTTGTTAACAACGTAGAAGACTTTAGTATGAGAGTTATTAGTTGCTATATTTGCACAAGGAGGTAGCGTCACAGTTATTGTACCTGTACAAAACGCTATATCTTTGTCTGCAGACAGTGTTGTATTAGAGCTTATTGCACTTGCAATAAGTGTTTGGCCACTAGTAGTTACAGTACTGGTAGCAAGGCCCAGATCCTTTAGCGCGTTGGCTATAGATATTGTTGCCGAACTATCTCCAGGTCTGCCACTTAGTGCACGTTTTGTAACAGCGGCATTTCCAAGGAAACCTATCTGAGCATTTGTACCATCTGTTTCACCACGAAGTATCTCTACAGCAGTACTATTTCCATAGTATGCATAGAATTGGAATCTACTTCTTGGATTACCTGTAGCCGCAGATGCCCACAAAGATCGCAGCATAAACTGTCGTCTTAGCGATGATCTTGCCTCACCAATAGTTGAATAGAACACAATGTTGGAACCGAAGTTGTTTGCAACACTACCTGCACCAACAAACTCATTGGCAAGCACAAATTGTGTACGTTCTGAGTTATTAGTGTCAGACAACGACTTCATGTATAGGTTATATGCTGCTCCAGTACCACCTTTTGCGTAGATAGGAACATTAGATCCACTTTCTGCATATACACCAACTTGACTGTTTCTAACATCAGTACTTCCTACATAGAAGCGGTTTCCAACTCCAGATGTTTCTGGTGTCCATGATAGATCCAGATTTTTAACTGGCGTAGTGCTATTGAGTATCAGACCAAGTTGTGCAAGTGCAGATAGTGTAGAAGATTCTGCTGTAGTAAGATATGTTCCTGTAACTTCTGGCCTTGGAGAAGGATCTGCGCCAAAGAAGCCTAGTTTTGCTGCGCCAAGTGCGTTAGTAATTTGTAATCCAACAACCTGTACTTCACCATAATTTGTGCTGAAAATAAAGCGGCCAACTCTTGTGCCTGTTGTGGTGTTATCGCCTATTACAGATTGTGTTGCATAAGTATATGGAACACCAGTGCCGGCAACAGCCAGGTTGAAGTTAATTCCAACACCAAAGCTTCCTGCAGTAGGTGTTTTATCTGCTCCTGTAACTGAGTGTGTTAATGTTAGTGCCTCAGCAACAGATGTAAGTGCAGAGTTACTTGCCTCGGCAACAATAGGTACCCCAGACAAAGTCTTTGCCCGAATTCCATCTCCAAGTCCTGTAACAACATTTAATCCAACAGATGTATCATTAAGATTTGTTGTATCTATCTTGACAACTGGATCTGGTACAAATCCAGTCAGTCTTGGGTTGCGGGCAACATATAGTCCAGTAGCATCTGAGTTTACAGCATTAATACCAACAAGACCATAGAATGTTGGTGCTTGAATTGCCGTGCTGCCACTGGCAGCATAGTTCATTTTGTCGAAGCACCATATCTCGTTGCTTGTGCCATAATCATAAACGTTAAGATCGAAGCTATGGTGCGTTATTTTACATCCAACACTCAGTGGGCCAAGTATTCCATATCCTGGATAGTGTGCACCATTTGAATCCACAAATTCGAAGTGACATATATTTATAGTGATATTTGTGTTCTCTATCCAGAAGGCGAATCCAGAAACGGAGGATGTCCAGTTGTTGAAACCACCAACAAACGCACAGTCTTCGAAGATGAAGTTACATGCACCAGATGTCTCAGCTGTAAAGTTTATATGTCTAAAGGTGTTGTACTGTGCGCTATTAACCAGTCCTGTGTCCCACATCCCCCCAAGAACATACCATTGCCCGACTATACCGCCAGATCCAGTTAGATATCCGCCACCAACACTACCTGAAGCTGGAGAAGGTGGTATAGGTATAGGAGGAGGATTGCCTCCGTCAATTACACCAAGAGGCTTGACAGAGAACTCAAAGCTTTCTGTTTGTAGACCACCTCCGCCAGTATTGGTTATCTTTGGCGTAAGACCGTATTGACAATTCCTTATTGCATTAATTCCTAGCTTATCGTACACATTGCCAGCGTCATTTCCGTGGAGAATAATTCCGTACCTAAATCCTTCAACAGAAACATCATCAAAGCTGCAGGCTCTTGTATTTACTATCTCAAGACCACAGGCATTTATTCCCCAGTTAGGTGAAGCATTGTAGATAGCAATGCCAGTAAAATTACAGCGTTCGATCTGCATTCCTGCATAGGCGCCTATAACAACAGCAGTAGTAGCAGAGTTACTTGTCCAAAGAAGGCGTGCACCAGTAGCTATGATATTGAATGCTATACCACTTGCAAGGAAAGTGAGCTGTGATGTGATCTTGTATGTGCCAGGTGGGATACGAAGTACATTGCCACTACCAGCCGCAACACATGCATTGAAGGCATTTTGTATTGACGCAGTATCATCATTGACGCCATTGCCTTTTGCACCATATGCTTTTACATTAAACTCAAATGTAGAGCCACTTGATGCAGCAGATGCTAGGTTATACGCATCTGTTGCTAAACCAGTAGCAATAACAGCCGCAGAACGTGCCGCATTAGCTACATTATAAGCTGTTACAGCGGTACTGGATGCCGTATTCGCAGTTGTAACTGCCGCACCAGCGGTACTTGATGCCGTATTTGCTACACTTTGGGCATTGGCGGCAGTAGTGGAGGCCGTATTTGCAGTAGCGACTGCTGTAGCCGCTGCGCTAGAAGCCGTATTCGCTGTCGCTATCGCTGTGCCAGCAGTACTCGATGCCGTATTTGCTACGCTTAGCGCATTGGCAGCAGTAGCGGAGGCCGTATTCGCTGTAGTTACTGCTGTAGCTGCCGCACTGGAAGCTGTATTTGCTGCTCCAGTCGCTATTATAGCGGCTGAACTAGCGGCATTAGCAACGTTATAAGCTGTTACTGCGGTAGTGGAAGCCGCATTGGCTGTTGCCACTGCTGCACCAGCTGTACTAGATGCCGTATTCGCTACGCTTTGCGCATTGGCGGCAGTAGTGGAGGCAGTATTTGCAGTAGCGACTGCTGTAGCCGCCGCACTAGAAGCCGTATTTGCTACGCTCAGCGCATTAGCAGCAGTAGCGGAGGCCGTATTTGCTACGCTTTGTGCATTAGCAGCAGTAGCAGAGGCCGTATTCGCTGTAGCTACTGCTGTAGCTGCCGCACTGGAAGCTGTATTTGCTACGCCAGTAGCAATAACTGCCGCAGAACGTGCAGCGTTTGCTATGTTGTATGCACTCACTGCGGTGCTGGAAGCCGTATTCGCTGTAGCTACTGCTGTAGCTGCCGCACTGGAAGCCGTAGTAGCTACGCCAGTAGCAATGACCGCTGCAGAACGTGCTGCGTTTGCTATGTTGTACGCAGTCACTGCAGTGCTAGAAGCCGTATTTGCTGTCGTGAGCGCCGTGCCTGCAGTACTAGATGCCGTATTCGCTACGCTTTGCGCATTGGCGGCAGTAGTGGAGGCAGTATTTGCAGTAGCGACTGCTGTAGCTGCCGCACTGGAAGCTGTATTTGCTACGCCAGTAGCAATAACTGCCGCAGAACGTGCAGCGTTTGCTATGTTGTATGCACTCACTGCGGTGCTGGAAGCCGTATTCGCTGTAGCTACTGCTGTAGCTGCCGCACTGGAAGCCGTAGTAGCTACGCCAGTAGCAATGACCGCTGCAGAACGTGCTGCGTTTGCTATGTTGTACGCAGTCACTGCAGTGCTAGAAGCCGTATTTGCTGTCGTGAGCGCCGTGCCTGCAGTACTAGATGCCGTATTCGCTACGCTTTGCGCATTGGCGGCAGTAGTGGAGGCAGTATTTGCAGTAGCGACTGCTGTAGCCGCCGCACTAGAAGCCGTATTTGCTACGCTCAGCGCATTAGCAGCAGTAGCGGAGGCCGTATTTGCTACGCTTTGTGCATTAGCAGCAGTAGCAGAGGCCGTATTCGCTGTAGCTACTGCTGTAGCTGCCGCACTGGAAGCTGTATTTGCTACGCCAGTAGCAATAACTGCCGCAGAACGTGCAGCGTTTGCTATGTTGTATGCACTCACTGCGGTGCTGGAAGCCGTATTCGCTGTAGCTA